ATCATTTCTGTGATCCAAGTCGTTACTACTTAATTTAGTTAATTCTGATATTTTTTTGTCGGCCATTGTATTTAGTTACACTTAATTGTCTGGTACTATGACTAGTTTTGAGGAATTTTGTTGTACCAAGAAAGATCCATCTTGTAATTGCAAGAAATCATCACTACCTATTGTAGGCGCCTCACTAAAGAACCCAGTAAGTGTTTTAGGTATGAAGCCCTCTCCAAGAGGGTCTTTGATAAATTGAGTCAAGCCATAGGAATCTAATTTCATATTAAGTTCCCTTATGACTTTTTGAAAAGTTAGGAAATGTTGACTATTTAAAGTCGACGTAAATGAGTCTTGCGTAATTGGAAAATCATCCAATATTGCGCCTATTCTCGCATCAAAACCTGTAGCTAAATACCCAGTATCAAAAGTTCCTTTGATTTCCTTTTCTATTAAATGAGGATTTTCTGCCATATAGGCATATTTACACTATTTTTCGAACGGATGGTATATAATAAATTCTGGGTGTTTATTTTCTTGTTTGAATTTGTTGGGGAAGATAACTACTTTGTGTTGAATACCCTCAATTTCGACATATCCAGATAAATATTTAGTCTTGCCAGTGTTTTTTTTCCACAAAGCTCCAGTTTGTTTTTCTGTCCATTTACTCATTACTTATTTTTTAACACTAACATGCTTATTTGTCAAGTCTCAAACCTATGCTTATTCTATTTGTTTTAGATCCGACACAATGCCAATACGATTTAGACCTAGAAACATTAAATTTTCTATATTGCCAGCCTTTTTTGTCCCAATCTGTTATAATTTCTTTTGTGTCTGGGTCTTGATACCTAAAAAAACTTTTATTGCTTTCGGCAGCCCAAGTAAAATACATTCTTTCTCCCTCTGCATTGTTGTTTGTGTGCCAACCACAAAAAGCGTCGCAAGGATACCAGAAAAAACCAGAGTATTTTCTTTTAATACCTGTTTCTTTCTCAACTAAACCTTTAAAATCTATACCATATAGGTATGAAAGGTCTAAAATTAATCTATTGTCGTTGTCGTCTATGGAATTGGCTTTGTCTAGATTGCCATTTTTCTGTATTTTAAACAAATTATCTGCCGACAATTTATCTTCAATATCATATTTATGAGGAACATATTCGCATCTTTCGATTAAATCATGCTCGAAGGAATCTAAAACTGAATCTAATTTTTTGTAAACATCTTTCATACTATAAAAATTCTATATAAATTTTGCCTAAACTGTCTTTGTTGTAGACTTTTACCTTAAAAATACGCTTAATAAACTTAAAATATTTTTCAAATTTTTCTCTCTGCCCCAAAACCGCGAATACTTTTCTGTCTTTTTTTATTTTTTTAAAAAGCAAAAGCATTAAATATTTCATTTGTCTGTTAAAAATGTATTTAGGGTGTTTAAACGCTAATTGTAGCTCTAAAGAATTTTTTGCGAAAACATCTTCCGTCAAGCAGGCAAAACCAAAGATTTCACCAGTATCGTTGTCTATTCCGACATAATTGTGTTTGCAATTTTTTGTTAGTTTTTTCAATTCTTCAAATAAATACATAGTTATGAAGTTGTCGCTATGTCCTTTGGTTATGTTATAAAAGCTACCAATTTTAGATTCTTTCTGAAATTCTATAAAAATTTTAAGTATTGCGGAGAAATCTTCTTTTTTATATACTCTGTACGAAGCATTTTTTAAATTATTATATTTTTTCATTTTTCGGTGTAATATACTACATGGGAAAAGGGATAAATCAAGATTTTGCTAAAGCTATATTCGATGTAGAGCCTTCAGCTTTATTAGAGCTTTATACTTTATACTACGATTATCAAAACGATAGTCAAGCACAAATTAACTTTCATGGTGGAACCAACGGAATTGCTGGTAAAATTGTATTTGACGGTCAAGAATATTTGCCAATTCCAGTTGAATCTGAAGGTTTTGAGATTTTAGGAGATCAAAGGCTACCTAGACCAAAAATTAAAGTGTCCAATGCTGGTCTGTATGTCTCTTCTTTGCTAAGAAAGTATAACAACTTAAATGGAGCTAAAGTCGTAAGAAAAAGAACTTTTGCTAAATTCTTGGATGACGTTAATTTCCCGAATGGACAAAATCCATTTGGAACCGCAAATCCAAATGCTAAAATGCCAGACGATAAATATTTCATATCAAGAAAAATGAGTGAAAATAAATTAGCCGTTGAATTTGAGTTAGTCTCTAGTTTAGAGCTTGAAAATATCGAAATACCTGCTAGATCAATAGCCTCTCGATATTGCCCTTTTATATATAGAGGGTATGGATGTAGATATGGTCATAATAGCTCGCAAGATGGGCACGATAGACCTTGTGGTACTGTTAATGATAAATTATTTGTTACTGGAGAAGGGACTACATACGGCTTTAATAAAGACATATTCCCTATGCCAGACAATGGGTTTACCACCAGAAACGAATCTAGCGTTGACGCTTTACTTACTCCAAAAGGTCTTTGGAGTGGCAACAAAACAGCTGGTGGAGACGATAGAACTTATACAACTGGAGATTACGTCTTTACATACAGTAATAGAGTTTTATCTGGACAAGGATTAACTGCAAATTATTATCAACAACACCCAGTGTATTATGTATGTAAATCTGGGCACTCTGCAACAGAAGCGCAATCTCCAAACAAAAGAACAGATTTATGGATCAAAGATGCTTGTTCTAAAAAATTATTCGGATGTAAGTTAAGATTTGCAAATGAAGAATGGGGCGGCGTCAACAATAATAAAAATTTGCCCTACGGAGGATTCCCTGGAACAGAAAATTTCTCTTACTAATGATAAAAAGAAAAATAGAAATAGAATGTGAAAAACAACCTCAAAAAGAAGTTTGTGGGTTCGTGATAGAAAAAGGTGATCAATTTGATTTGATTGCAATGAAGAATCATTCAATAGATCCAGAAAATGAATTTTACATTCCAGCAAGAGAGTTTTTGTATGTAAAGAACAATAATAAAATTGTAGGGGTTTACCATTCACACCCAAAAGGTGATTGCAAGCCTTCTGATTTTGATTTGAAAACTGCAGATTTAATTTGTTATCCGTTCATTATTTATTCCATGGAAAAGAATACTTTCCATATTCATGAACCAGAATTTTCAGACGCAGGAAAAAATCATTTAGAAAAACTAAAGGAGGAACTAAAATGACAGAGGTTATTCTACATGGATTGGCGGGGAAAAAATTTAAAAATTATAATAAATTTTTTAATATAAATAAACCTATGGATTGTATAGAAGCGATGGACGCAAATAACCCAGGGTTTAAAAAGTTTTTTACAACCAGCTCAATTAAAAATATGCAATACGAAATGATTGTAGATGGGAACGCTTTACAGAAATCAAATCAAGCTATCAAAAAAAAACAAATCCAAAGAATAGAAATCGTTCCATGTATTACTGGAAATGATCCAGCTAGTTTGAGTGTCTTTGTAGGCACATTAATATTAGGTTTGGTTTTTGCTGGCATTCAATATTTGATGACGCCAATACCAGAGAGTGAACCCAAAGGCTCTATAAGTAGACTCGGCGCAAGATCTTTTTTCTTTGCTAATAAAGAGAATTTGGCTGAACAGTTTACGCCCGTACCTTTAGGCTATGGATCTTTAAGGGTGGGCTCTAAAATTATACAAAGTGTAATAGAGCCAGTAGATTTATCTAGCTTAGAATCTGATTTTTCTAGTTCTACTTCTACTTCTGCAGGTGGAGGTTCAAATGTTGTAAGTGAAGCTGGAGGCGGAGGCGGAGGCGGTTACTAATGAAAACTAAAATAAAATTATACGGTAAGATGGCGAAGATATATGGCAAAAATTTTGAATTTGCTAATATAAATAAGGCTATGGATGCAGTTTCCGCTATGGAAACAAAATTTCCTGGTTTTAGAAAGTATATTACAGACGAAAGCAAAAAAGGCTCTCACTATGAAATACTAAGTAATAGTGAAAATAGATCTCTAGAGGGTTTGAAAAAAATAGAAGAAATTAATACCATTGAAATAGTTCCTTGCATAATAGGTTCAGGCCCATTACTTATTGTTATTGGTGGCGCACTTGTGGGATATGCAGGCACAGCTGCTGTTGTTGGTACGGCATTTGGGTCTTTCTTATTTACTTTGGGTGTAGGTTTAATTATAGCGGGTATTATGTATCTACTAACTCCAATACCTGAAAACGAACCAAATGAAGATGCAATAAGTACATCTATAAAAAATTCTTCTTTTCTTTTTCAAAGTCCTCAGAATGTTTCATCTCAAGGGAGACCAGTGCCAATTGGATACGGAAGATTAAGGGTTGGTTCTTATGTTGTTGGATCCACTATTAGTAATTTTGATTTGTCTAACGACAGACAAAATGATAGGTATGAAAAAACAAGGTCAAACGCCTTATTAAATATACAAAAATCTTTCGGATCTTCGGTATCAAATTACATTAGAGGGTATTAATGAAAGACTATATAAAGTCAAAAATAAAAAGAACACAGAAGTATTCTGTTATCGGTCATTGGCCTCCAGGTGATGAAGCGAAAGATCGTGCTAGGGAGCGAAATAACCTTCTTCAGGGAAATGCCAATAGAATTTCTGAGACTTTTAATCAACTTGCCTCTCCTTTAGCTGCGGATTTATTATTGGCGACATCTAAATTAGAAAGCGTTGATTTAATTTCTGATGGGCCAATTGAAGGTTTCTTTGATCAAGAGGGCAAAAAAAGTACAGCACTAGAAGCTATTTATTTAAATGATGTACCAGTTGTAGAGAGAGCTAAAACAAAAACAACTACAGAGTTTTTAAGTATGCAAAATCTTTCTGGTTGTTTTATGGATTATACAACTGGGGTCAGAAACCAACTTATGGAGTATAGGGATTATTTGTCTACTGGGATACTCATAACAGGAAGAAAACTAGATTTATTAAATCCTGCTTTTTTACAACCGACTCGTAAAAAAGTTATTACAATTAAAATGGATTTCGAATCCGCATTAACAAAAACTCATAATGATTCTTTAATAGGGTGTACATTTTCTCAACCCTCCGCTATAGATGACGATGGAAATTCAATAACGGATATAGGAGAAGATGTACCAAATGGAGGGTCATTTTTTTCTGGAGCGGGATATAGAAGGGCTCCCTATGCTCAAGTTAATTATTATGGGCAAGATGAAATTTCGGAGCTAAACATGATAAGAATACCCACCAGGAACGTATGCACGGTGGATAGGCCAAAAAAGTATCAAGGATCTTATATGTTCGGCAACGGTTTGAATGAAAAGGGCGGTTATATAGAAAACGCTTTTACTACTAGAGCTTTTTGGACAGTTTTGCAAGGTTATCATTCTATTAAAAAACAAACCGATGCCGATACAAGTCTATTCGTAACTGGATACGCGGCACAAATTTTTTTTAGTGGATTTTATTGGGGAGTTACTGGTTGGGACGAAAGCACTGATGGTGAAAATGGAACTAAGAATGGTGGTTCAGCTAATGGGGGATTGGCAAGAAGAGGCCCTCTTGTAACTGGAACCAGACCATATGATATTTATCATTCATTTTTACCTGGATCAGAAAAAGCAGAAGGTTTAATAGAGCCGCATTTAAATAATATTAAATCTTTAATCGATCAATTGCCAAACGAAAAAGTAACTAAATACTATTTATTTAATCAAGCACATGAAAACAAACTATCTAATAGATTTGGTGGATACGTGGTTTCTGGAGGAAAGGTTGACACTTTCCAGGGCAAAAAAAATGTTTTTAAAATTGGTGGTTTTAAAGCTCCCGAAGACGCTACAAATAATTTTAATTATTTAGGTTTTTTCAACAATAGGGAAAAAAATAACTTTCCTGATAACAATTTTAATTTACAGAATTTTCCAGGCGCTTATGAGTTTAGCGAAGCTACTGGTTTTCATACGTATAGATTCACTGGGAGTTATTACATACCAGCTGGTAGTAAATGTAGCGGAATTACATTTTGGCAAAATGGTTTAATAGGAGCAGTCGCTTTTGATGCTCGGAGTACAATGGATCAGTGGGTTGATTTCGACGCATCTTACACCCAAACACCTGATAATGTTGCAAAAAATGCAACTGGAAATTTTGTAGTAGGACTCGATAATTTTGGATCAGAATTTACCAACAAAAACCTTGCTCGTTGGGACAATAAAGATGCGGCGTATTTTCATAATTTATCTATTGCCAGAGAGGATGTAAGTTATAATGAATTTGTGGGAAATAGCACTGGATATTTATTGTTTAATGCTAAACAAAACTTTGGAGAAATCGACCACAAGATACAAAATCAACACGAATTAAAACTAGCTTTAGATACTGGAACCTTTTATAGTAATTCGAAAGAGTCTTTGAAATACGTTTTGCCAGAAATTACTGGTTTTAGCGGAATTAGCAGAAACATAAAAGAATCAATTTGTAGAGAAATCGATGGAGATGTTGCGGCAGCCAATGCTTTTGGAGACTCCGTGAGTCGCCGCCGTCGTAGACAAGTATGGACAATTACTGGTAATAGTGTTGCTTATCCTCACAACGTTGAGCTAGTTGAAAAACCTTTCGTTAAATTTAGAGGAGCGTTTATGTGGCCAGTATACTTGGGGGAAAACAATCACGCTATGTCTGGAGTCAGTGACGGGAACATGAAAAGGGTCATGATTTTTAGCGATGATGACGATGGTGTTGCGGAAGCGAAACTGAATAGCGGCATAAAGTATGGGTATGATGTTTTTTCTGCAAATTCTGATGGGAGAATTAAATACAGTCATTTGGCAAATCCAAATGTTAATCAGCCCAGTGGAGAAATAACTGGCAGAAATTTACAAATAAAATTAGAAGAAAAGCAATTAGAAACTTTTAATTTTACAAACATAAAAGTACAAACAACTTTGGGAGAAGAGAATCAAAAACCTATAGTAAGTGGGAGTAGAGCATTTTTTGTTTATTCAAATCTTTTGCTTGGACCTTACAGTATAGAAGCTGAAGCGCCTACTGGAGTTGATTTATTGGGTATGTATAAAAGTGGTCAAGGGGGAACTTTAGACGTTACAAATACAGGTAATGAGCTGTATGCCGATTTAGCAGGGAATGAAACCTTGGGGTCAGCTCCAATTACTGGAGAAGTTTATAATCCATCTTTCTCAAGTCACGACATAAATATTAGTGGTATATCTAGCGACTCCAATGCGAGCGATTTTGATTCTTCTTTTGATAACTTTGGAGCTCCTGGAGAAATTATAGATTTTGCTGATTGGAGATCACCAGCCAGTTTAAGTAGAGATGATACTTCGACTACGCACATTGTAACAAAAAGAGAAATTGATAAAATTTCAGTATCTTTAACAGTTCATTCGTTGTTTTCAAAAAACATACGGTATAATGATGCAAAAAACCCAAAAAATGAAACTGACAGAGCTTCGGCAGCAATAGAGGTTGAAATGGGTTTTGAGAATGTAACTGGGTCCCATATTTACCAACCAATTAGAAAAAGAATTAACATACAAGGTATTGCTTTCGAACCTTATCCGTTCAATTCAGATGATTTTGATTTGCCTAAATATAGTGATTTAATAAACGCAAAAGACGATGCAGATAATTTAATATTCCCAAATGAAAGTTTAAAAAGCTTATCAGAAAAACATAAAAGATACGTTACAGTTAGAAAATTAGATTACGAAACTGATTCTACTAAAGTAAATAGAGAAATAGAGATGTATGCTATAAGTGAAATTTTAAACACAAGTTTTAGTTACCCAAATTCAGCTTTAGCTAAGGTTGGTTTAGACGCAAGAACTTTTAATGACATCCCAAATAGAACATATAACGTTAGATTAAAAAAAGTCTTAGTGCCTTCTAATTACACGCCACTAGATAACGAAGGTGTCGACAAAAGATTTATTAAAAACGCTAACGATTTAGGAACAAGGGTTATTTATGATGGGGATTGGGATGGAGCTTTAAAATCAGCTTGGACGGATAACCCTGCTTGGATTTTATATGACCTTTTGATTAATAACAGATATGGTTTAGGCAGTAGATTAGACGACTTAGAAGATATAAATATATTTAATCTATATAAAATAGGACGTTATTGTGACGCAGTAAATGACGATGGAAATTTTGTTGGCATAAGTGATGGTCTTGGTGGTTTAGAGCCAAGGTTTTCTTGTAATATTTTGATTGATAGTGCAGATAACGCATTTGAAATTATAAATCAAATAGCTACAGTATTTAACGGAAAACCTTTCTGGTCAAATGGATCAATAGACTTTTATTCAGATAGGCCAGTTGATGTGTCCGCTTTTTTCAACAATGGAAATGTTTTTGACGGAAGGTTTGATTATCAAGATGTATCTAAGTCCTCAAACTTTAATGTAGTAGAGGTTCAGTTCCAAGATAGAGAGGATGATTTTAGAATAAAAGTAGAATCTTTAGAAGATGAAGATGGAATCAGAAGAGATGGGAAGATAGTAAGAAAAGTTAATGGTAGGGGCACCACGAGCAGAGGACAGGCTAGAAGGCTTGGTAGGTATATTCTATATTCAAACAAGCTAGAAAGGGAAATAGTAGGCTTTAAAGCTGGATCTGAGAGCTTAATGTTAAACGTGGGCGAAGTTATTAGTATAAACGATGAATTGAAAAACTTTGAAATTGATTATGCAAAAATTCTTGAGGTTAATGAAAACGACTCTACGATTGCAATAGAAAATACAATAAACATAAACAGCATAGACAATAACTCTTTTGTTTACGCACCTAGTGGTCAAACTGGACAGGCAGATTTATATAATGAAATTGCAAAAGGCGGGCTAGTAAACAACCAAAGATTAAATGCTTTTGATGCACCACAAATAAGTAAAATACAAATAGCTTCTACAGAATCAAGTGGCAACAATGCAATCAAATTAAATCTAACAAACACATCTGGCCAAACAATGAGTTTGTTGAAAACTGATTCTTATATCAATATAAACTTAAAGAGCAGATCCCAAGAAACTTATAGAGTATTAAAGATAACGCCAGAACAAGATAATTTATATTCTATAGAAGCTACACAATACAATAGCGGAAAATTTAATTTTATCGAACGTGGTGATGAGGATTTTAATTTATCTCAAGAGACCCCTTATAACATTGGTGTTTTAGAAAATGAAATAAAACAAATAACAGAGCCTATTAGTTTTTCCCATACAAAAACGCAAAATAATGTAGGAAATTTTGATTTGAATTTTACTATCAATGGTGACACTTTAGGAACTGAAGAAAAATATTTAATCACTGTTGTGTTACCCAATGGAATAAGAAAAGAAAAAAGAGTATTAAAAGGCACGACTACAGCAGGAGGTTTTATAGTGACCACGGTATCGTTCAAAAATTTATATATATATGGAACTCATAACGTTTTTGTTAAATCAATAGAATAATGTTGCATCAAGAAATAAAAATTTTACCCCCTCAAAAGGAAAAGGTATTTATATCAAAAATAAATAATGAAAGTAATCCGTCTGGTTATTCTATTTCTGCAAAAAAAATTGAAATAAAAATGCAGGATAAAATGTTCATCGGATTTTCTATATTTAACGAAACTAGATTTAAAAACGAAAGGATAAAGTATCCAAACTTATGGATCCAGATAGATTTGTTAAATGAAAATCTAGAGACTGAAAAAGAAGCATTTCAAACAGTAAAAGAGATGGGCGCAATTATTAATAAAAAATTAATAAATTTAAAAAAATTTAATTTTAAAGTTATTTTAAAGCAACAAGACGAATCAATAGATGAAGCTATCGTATTTGTAGTGTAATATATTTTAGGCATGAAGGACTTCAAGGAATATCTAGAAAAAAAATTAAGGGCGCAACCAAATATTATTGGTCAAGCGGAGCTTAAGCCACCAGAACAAACAAATGCTTTACAATCCTCTTCCGCACTATCTGTTCTAGATTTACTTGGAGAGGGGCCAATTGAGGGTTTAGTGACTCCAAATGGCAAATACGCTAAAGGCTTAAGCGAGTTTGAGTCCCTTTATTTAAACAAGACTCCAGTTAAAGCCCCAGAAAATTTAAATGCAAATAGTCAAAAACTACCATTCTCTAAGATTAAAGATGTCGATAGGTTGACTACTGGGTCTATTAGCAGAATATTGGATAATATTAAGTCTAGACTTACTAGTGCAATAGCAAGTTCAACCGCTCCTAATGCTTATCTAGCAACCAAAAAAAAAGAAGATATAGATGCATACAAACCACAATTGGTTGATTACATATCTCAAAATTCTGGTTTAGCTAGATTTGGTATAGCAGAATATGACATCAATGGCATATTTAACGACTCTCAGTATGCAGGTCTCCCAGTTGATCACAATGCAATTTCTGGAAGAATATCAACTAATCGGGGAGATGATGTCGTTAATCCTTATTTAACGACAGTTTTTGATTTTCAAAATTTATTGTTTCAAGGAAGTGGAAACTCTATACCTGGCACACCAATAAAACGTCAAATACAAATAAATGACAGAGACACAATAAATGTACCAGAGGATTTTAATTTTATAGCCCCAGTTTTTAATCAGAGTCAAACTCGTGAATTAAGAAAAACTGGACAAATTAATAATTTAACTAAGGTTACGGATTTTGTAGGTGGCGGTGCATTCTTTTTTCATATTGGAGATGTAGATACTATACACCCAGTGAGTGGCGCTTCTGACACAACAGAAAATAAATTAAGTTTTAATACAGGTATATTTTTTGTTAAAAAGGATGATGATGATTTAATTTTACCTACGAATGGTGGAGGTAGTGCAATAGCAAGTGGCACAACAGGGGAACATGACGTTTTCGTTTTTGATAATGATGGCATATCCTTAGAATCAGCTAGTACAAATCAAATATCGCCAGTTAAGGGATTAACAGATGGTGCCGAGTTAAAGATTGGTTTTGTAAGTGATTTAAATTCAAAATACAATTACTCAAATGTTAGTTTTGATTTTAGAAATGGAGAAGAGCAACAACCAGTTACAGATGGATATCAACAAGGTAGTCAAGATTTTCAAGCTAGACAGATTTTACTAGGGCCATTAAAGTATGGTGGTAAGGCTACTGGAATAAATGATGATAACGCAACAGATCCAGGGGCGACTGGATCAGAGGGGGGATATGCAGATAACAGAAATGCTGGAGACTTTTCAGCTTGGATGGCTAGCCAACCATTACAGCATGACAGTTATGGTTACAGGCATATTATAAGAAGAATGGAAGTTGATCAGTGTTATCCATCAATATCAATAGATTCTTTATTTGACACTCTTGATGCTGGAGACGATGCAGGCATTCAAAGACCTGCGACTTTAGATCTACATATACAATATGGATTTGAAGGAGATATTAGTGAGTCTGGTGAAATTGGAAATGACACAATAGGTAGTTCTGTAGGAGCGCTTCTTTCTGGTGGAAATGATATTAAAAATATAGCATTGAGCCAATTCAGAGAAAGACTGAATAAACAATACACTTCTTTAATACAGTCTTCTTATATGTCGACAATAGATGAATTAGAAGATTTGCCCAAGAATACGGAATTAAAAAATTTAAAGATAGATCAAGTAAGTGTACCAGGATTAACTGATGATTTGGTTACAGAATTTAATCTTGCAACTGGAGAATATTTATTTCCTGGCAATTCTTGGAGAGATGTAAATAGATATGTAGAAATAAATAAATTAAGTCACGAAACAGATTCTACTCTAATAAGAAGGGATGTATCTATAAGCTATTTTACGGAAACCACTAAACAGAATTTCATTTATCCATTTAGTGCAATCGCTGGATCAACATTTGATGCAAGAACTTTTAGTAGCCAACCATCTAGGGAATTTGATGTGAGACTTAAGAAAGTTTTAATACCGTCAAACTATCAGCCATTAAATACAGATGGAAGTGATAAAAGGTTTGTTGATAATTCTAATCTTTACGGTAAAAGAGATATATATAAATGGACATTAGGCGATGTAGCACGCGCTTCAAAAAGGATATATTTGGGTGATGACAATTTCGAAGTTAGAGTTAAGGTAAAATTTGGAACAATTTTTTTTGGTAGTGGCGATGACGATGGAAGCCAATATGTTTATGATACATTTGACCCTTCAAGTACAACCAATGCAAATAGATTAGCGTTAATACAAAGGGGTGAAAATACAACTGATGCTATGATTATTATCTTTAGCCCAACTGGGGGTGATGTAAAAGTAAAAATAGGTGAATCAAACTTAAACTCAATAATATATGATATAAGAGTTAAAAGAACAGGCGGTAACAATATGTTAATTGTTGTTAGGAATTTTGAAACGGGAGAAATAATAGGTTCAAACACAGACACTGGCTGGACAACAAGTTATGACATGGATCCTGGAAATCAAAACAATTTTCAAATTGGGGCATATACAAACGGCTTCAATTCTAGAATAACAGCTAACTCAAAAATTGTTGATTTAAAAATTTATAGAAACAATCAATTAATAAATTGGTATGATGGAACAGTAATACAAACAATTAGATTGGGCACAGCGCTAAAAGATAAAATTGGTGGGGCTCATGCTGGGTTAATTATTGCTAGTAATACTTATGGTTTAGGAACTGTAGAAACTGATTCTAGTTTTGAATTTGGCAAAAATAAAGAAGTTCTTTACAATGGAGATTGGGACGGCACCTTTAAATTAGGTTGGACAGATAACCCCGCTTGGATCTTATACGATCTAATGATAAATCCAGTTTATGGAGTGGGTAATAACTTAGATGACAGAGAAGATGTTAATATATTCAAGCTTTATGAAATAGGTAGATTTTGTGATGCAGTCGATAGTGATGGTTTGTATGATGGTGTACTGGATTCAAGTTTAGGTTTAGAGCCTAGGTTTTCCGCAAATATAAGGCTAACTGCTAGCGCAAACGCTTTTGAGATTTTAGGAAACATAGCGTCTATATTTAGAGCTATATCTTTTTGGGATGGAGCATCTTTAACCTTTAACGCTGATAAGCCTAAAGAGTTAGCTGCAATTTTTAATAATGGAAATGTTTTCGATGGAGTTTTTAATTATGGAGATATAACTTCATCTGCTAGATTTACAAGAGTCGAAGTCCCATACTCAGATGCTAAAGATCAATTTGTTACTAAGTACGAATACATAGAAGACGAAGAAAGAATAAGGCAGTACGGTATAGTCACAAATAAAGCTAATGGTATTGGATGCACATCTAAATCACAAGCTAGACGTTTAGGTAAATACATAATGTTATCTAATAAACTAGAGACAGAATTAGTTAATTTTAAAGCTGGTAGAGAGGCTTTATTTCTAGAACCAGGAGATATCATTAGAATTGATGACGAAGTGAAAAACTTTGAAATTAATTACGGAAGAATTTTAGAAATAGAAACAGGTAAACCTAATAGCACACCTCCATATTTTATTATAGAAGACCAAATTAATACTGGCTCTATATTAACAGGGGAACAAAACGGGGGTTTATACGCCTACAACAACAAAAAACAAACAGAATTGCATACTCTTTACGATGTAGTTAATTATGATAGAGTGCAAGTATTTGGAATTGATCAAGATAAGTACACTGGTAGACTGCCAATATCAGAAATAGAAAACTCAGATGCAGAACAAATTTCTAAGTTTTATTTGACTGGGGTATTAAAAGAAAACAATGGAATAAAAGTTTTTTTAAACAGTGGCGATTCTAATTTTAAAGACATTACTGGAGTTCAAGTAGGTTCGTACTTTAATGTAGAATTAAATAATCAAGTAACTGGAGAATTTAAAATAGTAAAAATAAGCGCAGAAGAAGATAACCTATTTAACATAGACGCCCTTCAGTACGAGAGAAGGAAATTCAACATGATAGAAGATGAAGATTTTGATCTAGAAGAAAACACATATAATATAGGTATACCTAAACACGAAATAAATAGACCGACTGCACCAGTGTTTAATTTTGAAATATTCCAAAACAACAATTTAACTTACAGCATAACTGGTGATATAAATTCAGTTGGAGATGGAATTGAAACTTCGTATAGGGTAACAGTTTTAAAAACAAATAGATCATCACCTTATTTTCAAAAAGAAGTTCAAAAAGATACAACTGAAGCTTCAGACGGTGCGGGAACACCTTTCAGAATTAATGGATTGATGGACGGCAATTACTCAATCAATATAGCTGCTTTAAAAAATCCAGAATCTGTTATGGGTAATCCAAAAACTTTTTCAATCTCACCGCCAACTCAAAGATACATAAAACCTCTAATTAGAAAAATAGACGGAGATGTTATTTTTGGACAAGTGAGAGTCGATGGAACAGGTTATGGAAGTGGGCAGTCTTTAAGTAATGATTGCTCTTATTTCATAAATTCCGTAGACGAATACGCTAGAAATTTAGACTTATCTACATTAAGTTTCAGCGTCAATGTATACGCTAAGACTGGAGACAACTATAATATGGTTGCAGAGAATCACAAACAAAACCAATACACATTTACTGAGGTTCAAAATAGATTGACCTATGGGCAAATGAATACTGGCTTTGATCTTAGATTCGATTTAATCCAAAACGAAGATGTTGTAGATACCAGTTTTTATAAAACTACAATAACTTAAGAAGTTTACGGCACTCTTTGGCTGGTATATCTTTAAAAGCGTTCCAAGTTTTAACTTGTTCTGCATCTCCGCTATATGTCCCGTCTTTATACAGAACTCTTAGCCAGTCCTTAAAGCCTTCAAAATCGCTTACCCCTAACTTGTCCATAAGATTCTTAGCTAAGATGCCTTGGGGACTAATATCAGTTGATTTAGGGGTGCTTACGTCAATAGGCGCTTTGTTTTTTGAGCTATCTATCTCATCAGCACCGACTATGTGAATATTTAGGAAGTTGCGAACACAACGAACAAAGGCACGATTCTCAGCTATGCATTCTAAAAATTTAGCTGCAAAACCATTTGTATTATTTGTTGTAGCGTTAGCAATTGAAGCAAAGGTTTGTGTGCCGTTGCTTTCATAATTTTCAATCCAATTAACCATGCACTGAACAACTACACGGCTATCGGAAGATTCCGTTACATCATATGTAACATTGTGGAAACCGCGAAGTCTTGCAAGTTCTTTGATACCGCTTATTTTAATAAGCAATTGATTGTCATTCAAGCCTTCGACAGAATCTGGTACAGGCATTTTCCTGTACTCAAACCAATCTTTGTTTGGATATAAATGATCTGAATGAATCATGGCTCGCCAATTGACGGAACCATCTTCGTTAAAAACATATTCTATAGACTCTAATAAGCCGTGTTCGTTTCTTTTGTATTTTTCTGGACTACTCATATAAATATAAACTTTCTAATTCTTTTGATGAAACTTCATCGTAAACGAAGTTATTAGAATTGTCAAGTCTTTTTGCAGAAGATTCAGAAGTAAAAGATTTACCGTCTGTGATAAAGCTTTTTTTAGAAAGGTATTTTGAAGCTTTAACTTCATTTTTAGGAAATTTAATTTCTGTAACTGCGTAGTCGAAATACTTTAATCTAATTTCAGAAATGTTTTTCGTATGCTCTGCACAAATAATAATTAGATTGATTTTTTTATTTTTTAAAATTTTAAAAAATTTGTTTAGATCTTGGTCTTGGTGCTTTTCTGAATAATGAAAAACAATTTGCTTCAAGTTAACGCAGTTATGTAGAGCTTCTTCTGATATTTCTTGGTTTAAATGCAGGTTAACTAAGCAATACTGACTCCAAGCAATGATGTTATTTAAATCAAAGTGTAGATCAGCACGCAAGTTAATCGCTTGTTGAAATAATGATTGGGATTCGCCAAAAAAGTTAGGAACAATTTCTACTGATTCATTATGAAACTCTCGCCCAATTCTTACTGTTTTGAATTCTATTTTTTCTTTAATATCTAATTGATCTAAAATTGATTGGGCTATAATCTCTGGTTTAATTTCATTTATACGCGAGCAATTTAAACCAAAAGATGGTTTTTTCTCACTGAAGTCTGGCTCTATGCTTACGCATGTATTTTTTTCATGCCAAATTGGTTTTGAGTTTTCTTTGTAAAGATTAAAATGCAAAATTACAGATGGTATATCATAAGAACTTGCTATATGCCCAGGCAAACTATCACAACCGACATGTGTTAAAGAATTATTTATGATATAATTCATTTGTTTAAATGAGGTACCTATAAGATTTACATCGATCCCTTTTATTGGTTTGTCGTCAGGGCCTCCCACTTGCACCGTTTTAATATTATTTTTACTTAAATGATCGTCCACAAGCCAAAGCACAATGTCCCAATATTTATAATCCGATGCAACCATTTTATTGGATGAATGTATCGTAATATATTTTTCTGGCAATCCTGGGTAGAAGTGCTCGGTTATTGTTGGCTTTCCTACTTTAACGCCAAGATCTTTTGCGTAAACTTCAATTATATGACTCATATGATTTTTCTTCTACTATTTCTGATTGGGTAAGTTTATTGATTTTTGTTTTTGTTTCGAATCTTTTGTCGTTAGTTTTATAAACATCTCTAGCTAATTTAACAAACTCTTCGTCGAACTCTTTGTTTTTTTCTTTTATTCTTATGGCGTCTTCTATCGCCCACAAGCCCCTATTAATTTGATAAAGCACGTCGCGTAAGGCCTCTACATCAACAAACTTATGATACCATTTTTGTTCGTACAAGTGTTGTAAATGCGTTTTTTCGTATTTTATATTAGAAATTTTATTTTTATCTTTAATGTTTTCTATCTTTATGTCAAGAATGGTTAGCTTGTCAACTAATTCTCCTGCAGAAACTGGTATATTAATTTTCATATAATTCAAATTGAGTTTTATCTAATCCATTATGGTGGTAATTATGAAATCTTTGAGTTCCATAGTGAGGCAAGAATGCCATTTCAAAATATCCTTTGTGCAGACTTTTACCCTCCAAGAAATGCAAGTTATCTATTTCTGGAGCATAAGGTAATACTTTGTGAACATGTGGGTGGTCTTCAATGTAATCAAAAAAATGTTGTTTAGTGAATACGTAAATATCGTGATCTGGATAAAGCTTTTTAGTATTATCCATCAAACTATTAATCCACAAAACATCACCAGCGGACTCTGGCATGACAACGGCCAATCTTCTGCCTGGATCTAATAGTTCTTCTAAGTCTTTGTTTTTTTTATCATCACCAAAAATATAATCATATTCAATATCTGGCATGTTATCAATAATATTTTCTAGTTTTTTGCCGACAGATTCTATTGAATAATTTTTAATTGTAAATTCTCGAGCTTTCTTGCCGATTTCTCTTATTTTGTCTCTTTTCATTTGCCAAACTTTTTTTAGTTGTTTGGCTATGCTAGATGCGTAAGTGGAAGCTTTAATAAATTGAGTACCAGGTTCTCTGTATTCAGCCCACTCAAGTGGAAGTCCTCCGCTTTCAGAAGTGCAAGAATCTTCACCACATGAATAATTTGTTACTAGAGTAATTAGCTCCGTTAATTTAGCTTCAAAGATTGGTATTTCCATACCTCCACTTGTAAACGGATGACAGTAAACATCCATCATATTATAGATTTCATTTAGTTGTTCTTCGCTAACGCCAGCGCCAACATTAGTAGTGTTCAATGTTTCCTTTGCTCCACAATGACCACATGTTTGTTTTTGACCAGTAAATGGACGGATTTCATATTGATTGCAAGCAGTGCAGAAATAAGTAGTCAACACATCTTTGTTGTCTATACCTTTTTCTTTTATTAATCTTGGTATGTCCCAACCTTCTGACCAATGAGTGTGTAGAAGTAATTTAGCGTTCCTACAGTCTTTTTTAAAAGTTTTAAAACCATCTAATAAGTTAGGAACACTTTTGCGAAGTTGATTTCTAAATACAAAACCAACAATATAATCATTGGATATGCCAAATTTATTTCTTAATTGAAATCTTTGAGTGTCTGACAATCTATGAAAATCTTGGGTGTTGACTGTGCCATGCAATGTTTTGACATGATCATGACCTTCTTTAGCCATATCTTTTTCTGCAAAAGAGGCCCAAGTAAAAAAGTTTTTTGTTTTTGGTGCAGCTTCTAAGGCTTGAGGCAAAATTGGTTGACTATCTAATGTAGTCCAAATCATATTATTTATATTATTCCACCAAGGTCTGTCCCAATAACCTCCAAAACCCCATATATCTTCGACCCCAATATAAAGATCTGGTTTATATTTTTTAATAGCTTCATCTACCATCTCACCTCCATAACCAGCCGCACGAGCTCGGTTTGGGTCATTGTTTAATTGTTGTAAAACTGATGGATCGTCTGGTAAACTACCTTTGCACTCCCAGGGTTTGAATTGGTTCGATGGGTCGTTCCATTTGGAGCCGTTTGCAAATTCAACTATTTTATACTTACCAGTTTTTTGTAGGTATTTTAAAATATTTTTACAATGCTTACCAAAACCAGTAAAAGCTTTAGAGTTATTTGAGTGGTAAAGTATCGTTTTCATAAACATTCATAACTAAATAATGTAATTAAATATAATTCCAATAATGTTTTAAAAGTTCTGGCTTCGCCCTTTTCAATACCTATGCCGAATTTTAAAGCGGAATTTTTAATCACACCAAAAGACCAAGCTTCTGCGCCATTTGGTTTTGTGTACGGTTTGAATGACATTGTTGTTTTATCATCGTTATAAGTATGGTACGCTGACCAATCTGTATACTTTTCAATAGCGTCAATGATTGCGCCAACTTCGTTTTCATTGATTTTGCAATAAATATTTTTTTCTGGATCTTTGGCATTGGCACTAAAAGACCCTGTTTTTTTACTGGAATTCCAACTGGCTTGTTTAATCGCTTGAATTAAAAATGTTGGCTTTGATGGATTGCCTTCTTTATCTTTTGTGATGATTTTAAAAGAAAAAGCGCAACCTGTTGATTTGGCGTTTGGTTTATATAAATTGTATTGCATTTGGATTATTATATAACAAAAAGTGTAAAATTCTATAGTAAATTTAATATATTTTATATGCCTTATTTAACTCACAACTTACCAACATTTACATGTTTCATTAGAAACGAATATTTATATAACCACAAAAAAGGACACGAAGAATACACAATGTGTGATGTTCATTCAGTTACATCAATGGAAAAAAGAGTGCCATTGTTTGAGTGTTATTTAGACAATGGAGTGAACTGGACTAGAAGACCGATTACAGCGCTATGTTGGAAAGAGTGTGACCCAGTACCATTAGAAGAAGCTATGTACTGGGACTGTTTTTCGCCCTATGTTGATGTAGGGGTGAGGTCTAGACTTAAAGGTCTTAGAGGTGTCCTTATAACCCCTTCAAACAAAAGAGAATGGGGAGAATATATGTTTACAATAGATTGGGGCTGGGAAAACAAAGCAATTTTAGATACAAATTTTTCTGAACATCCAGAACACAAATGCGCCCATATGTTTAAAATGGAAAATGGAAACTTTTACGCATACCCCAACAATAGAATTGTATGGCATGATGACGCTTGGGTAGAAGAGCCTTTAACTAAAAATCCTGGGTACGAAATAGATCAAAATTTTTACAGTGTAGAAAATAAGAGAGTCAAGTATACCGACAACTCTTTTATGACAGAGTTTAAGGATTTAGATTATACTGAAAAAGAATCAAAAAATGAATTGTAAGAACCAATTAAATCTTCAACGGAAATTATTTTCTCATCTTGATCCAATAAGTCAAAGTATTTTGATTCATCAGAGCACCATTTTCTACCTGTCCAAAACTCAAATCCTGGAAATGAGCTTTTGTACCTTCCATGGCTTTCGTAACTTGGCCCAAGATATAAATATTTTAAGCCTAAGTCTTTAGCTAAACTTATTTCTTTATATGTAGAAAATCTGCCTAAACCTAATACTTTATCTTCATAACCCCAGCAAAATTGATAAGCTAATAAGCTTTTTCCTACTTTTTGCACGACACTGAAAGCGACGTCTCCATAAATTAAAAAAACGTGATTTCCTTTTTCGTAAACTTCAATAAACTCTTCTTGAGACAATACTGAAGAAAATTTTTTATAACAAACATAGTTTTTATAAATTTTATATAATTTTTTAAAATCTGGGTCAGTAGTTATTTCTGTTTTAACATTCCCCTTGGCGATTTTTTTCCAAGCTTTTTTTTCGTTCTTGGTTTCCGTGTACTTGCTTAAATCTAGTCGAGTTTGTCTGCTTTGATACCAAATGATTTTATTTTGTTTAACAAAATTTGTATCTTGTTTGTACCATATATTAGATGGGCACCAGCCGTTATCTAAAGCTTCTTGTTCTTCTTCTTTATTTACTGTGGCACTGACTAAAGTGTGTATGAAGTCAGTATCTGCTTGTTTACCACAAATATGGTCAAAAAATAATTTCATTAAATTTTATTAAAATCGCCGAACATTGGGTCTAATATCTTTGTATACATTGGAAATTCATTTAATATCAATGGCCTAATAGTTTCATACGCAAAGAACAAACTTTCAAGAGATCTATCTTCTTTTGTAATGATTATTTTATAAAAGTAAACGCATATAATTTCATACAAAATTAATTTATAACAAACGTCTTTATATGCTGGTAAGATGTTTTTTATATGATGCATGTTTTCTTTGGAGTAATGCTTAATAAATTTTTCTTCTAATTTGGGGTGACTGTTAAACCCAAGATTTAAAGAGGTCATTGCTAAATCCCAAAGCGGGTTAAGATTAAAAGATTTATGAAAATTACATAATTTAAATAACCCACCTCTATACAGTATATTTGATTCCGTTAAGTTCATGTGGCATATGCAGGGATCCTGCTCTACCATTGATGGAACTTGAATCTTTATTGTGTCTTCTAGTCCCTTTAGTATCTGCTCGCATTTTTCAAAATTCCCAAAAGATCTTAAAGCATTTAATTGTTTTTGATCTAAAATTTCATTGAAAGCCCCCATTGAAATATACATATCAATGAACATTTCTTTTTCGCTTGATTCCGTCTTAGAAGATTCATGAATATCTTTTAAAGTCTTAGAAAAAAGTTTTATATTAGATATCAAAAACGATATACCTAATTGTTTTATTGATTCGCTAAATTCATAGGTGGTAATTAAGTACGAATAATCTTTACCCCTTCCATTCAATATGGGTCTTGGCGATATTTTTTTTTCTTTGATTTTGTCTAAAAAAGAATACTCTCTTTTAAATATGTAATTGTCGTGTCTGTCTCCAAGTTTTAAACAATATCCTTTCCCCTCGCATTTAAACCTGTAAATATCATAAAAGAAATTTCTGTCTAAAAGCTCTATTGAATCTATTTTTTTAAATTCATGTTTTATTTTGGGGTTTTTCTCGAATATGTCCTTTAGAAAAGATTTTTCTACATCACTCATGGTAAAATCAAAAGTGCTAGTTATTAAACGCCCTTTCAATATTTCAGAAAAATTTACATTTGGATTTAAATCTTCTTCAAGCATAAGTATATTATAAATAAAAAAGGTGGTATTTCTACCACCTTCGTAATTAGATACTAACTGTACCCATTTTTAAGCCAGTCAAACTAGCTTTTGCAAATGTTCGTCGACAACCAGCATTTCTATCGTGAATAACGATATACTTTGGGGTCTCTTTGACGAATTGAGCGTTGTAGCTATTTCCACTTTTTGTCCGAAGACCGAAGAAACGACCTCCGCTTTTTTTCATTGTATTTACTATACGATTTATTTTTCTCATAATTAAAAACCTATTTTATTGCCTACATTTATATTGGTATTTGTTTTTACATTGTCAATACTTGTATTTAGTTTTTGTGCAAAAATTTCATATATCGTGTCGGCCTCAACCCTTTTACCCTCTTCCTCTTTAATGTTTTGTATTTTTGTTTTTGCCCCAGCTTCATCTAAAATATCAAAAGCTTTGTCTGGGAATTTTTTAGTAGGTAAATATTCTGAACACAAGTCAATAACTTTTTTAATAATTGATGGAGTGAATTTTATATTGTGAAATTTTTCATATGAAAGTTTAGCTTTTTTCATTAGAGTTAAAGTTTCTTCTTTGCTTGGCTCTAACACATCTATCTTTTCAAAACGACGATTTAGGGCAGAGTCTGTTTTAAAGTATTTGTCGTACTCATCTTTTGTTGTAGCCCCAATACAAGCAAATCCACCTCTAGATAGGACTGGTTTTAAGCTATTAGCTAAGTCTAAACCACCCTCAGAATTTCCTGCTCCGACAATCGTGTGTATTTCATCAATAAACAAAACATATTCATCGCTACTAGATATTTCATCTATTATGGATTTTACCTTTTCTTCCATTTGACCACGATACATTGTGCCAGCTAAAACAGAAGTCATGTCTAAAGAAAGTATTTTTTTGTTTAATAAGAATTTGGGGCATTTTTTTTGTAGTATATTTTCAGTTAACCCTTCCACAATGGCAGTTTTGCCAACACCAGCTTCTCCAACTAAAATAACATTGCTTTTGTTTTTTCTTAAAAGAATTTCGAAAGTTCTATTTATTTCTTTTTCTCTACCAAAAATTTCAAACGTCCCACGTTCTTTGATGGTTTTGTTCATGTTTTCGCACCAATCACCTATATCTTGTTTTGGTTTTTGTTGATTTTGCACATTGTTGCTTGGAATAGGGGGAGGTGTGGAGTAATCTATTCCGTATTTAATTGTGTATAAAAGAGACGCACATAATTTTATAACATCAACTTCAAGACCTATAAAGAAAGCTCTTAATTCTTTTCTTGTTTGTAATATAGATATAAAAATATGATCGACTCCTATAAATTGATCTTCATTTTTATCTGCTGTTTTTTGGGCTTCGTCTAAAATGTCGAATATTTCTGGAGCAAATATTTTCTTTTTTCTTTTTGGCTCTTTGTATCTTTCCAATACTAAAAGTATAGACTCAGAAAAACCTTCCTTTAAAAGACCATTAGACTCCATGCAAAAATCAATATTGGCATGATTCAAACAAAGCACGGAATAAATCAAATGGACGTCTATCACTTTTAAGTGGCCATGCTCCTCCGCTATGTCTTGAGCTTGCACTAAAGCATTTTTAGCCGAAGGTGTTAAATTATAATTTGAAAAATCACTCATTTTATTTCGGATAATCTTGTATAGATTTTTTCGTCCAGGATATTTATTTTTTCTCCGAATATTATATCATCACCCTTACTGCCATATATAAATACAATCTGCCCTTCTTTAGGTTTTTTACCACCTCTCTCTAAGTAAATGTCTAGCGCGGCAGATCTTCTGTTATTGGCCATCATAAATTTAATTTTTCCATAATCATCCTGTATTTCGACCATCATATATTTGTTTCCAGCCCTACTTTTTCTTGACACACAATCTGTCACAACTCCGACAAACTTTACACGGTCGTTAAGATCAACGGACTTTAATTCCAATGTGTTTACTAAGTTTTTAGTCTCTTTAAAAACTTTTTTAATTTCATTAGAATGACTATATCCCAAATACTTGCGTTCAAAGTACCAGTTAGCGAAAACTAAATGCTCTTTATTTTTGTCATAAATTTGACGGTACTTATCGTAATCTCTTTTGAAAGTTTTAAATCTAGAGTCTTTCATTAGTGGCTTAGAGTCATCTCCTGGATAGTTTTCTTTTTTAACGTAAGCAATAGAATTAAGAATGTCGTAATCAAGTCTATCGCCTAAACTAATAAAGTTTCTTTTTTCTCTGTCTGTCAGAAGGTTAAATGCTTGAGCCTCTAAGACTAGACGGCATCTGTTTGGAACACCATCAACAAAATTACAGAAAGAGTCCATCATTCCGCCTTGTATTAAGCCAGATACAATACCAATATTGATACCAGATTGTTTAGCTGAAACAAAAACATCATATTTGGTTTGTTGCAGTAATTCAGATTTTCTAAACTCAACTAAGTTTTCTAATGTTTTTTCAGAAACACCTTTTATACTGTTAATTCCATAACGAATGTTTTTATCCTCAATAGAAAACTCAACGTCAGACTTGGATAAATCTGGTGGCAAAAGCTTCATATCAAAGAGACAGAGCTCTTGGCTAATTAAAGAAATTTCTGCATGAGAATCTGGTTCATGCTTTGTCATTTTAAGCAGTGATAAAAAGAACTCTTTGGAATGATTAAATTTCAAGTATGTTGTTATCGCAGCTAATGTAGCGTAGCTAATTGAGTGTGATTTATTAAAAGAATAATTAGCTGAATCTTCTGCCACCTTCCATAAAACGTCACCGACCTGTTTTGGTAAATCTTTTTCTTCTACTTTTTCTTCAATCTTAGCTTTCCAAGCTGGCATTAAATCTACTTTCTTTTTGCCGACAATCCTTCTTAGTTGTTCCGCTTCATCTAATGTAAAACCAACTTTAACAGCCATTTGCATTAACTGCTCTTGGTATAAAGGTATCCCGCCAGTATACGAAAGTATATCATCAAAGAACTCATGCACAGAACTGAAAACACCAGTCTTTACATAGCTAGCGTACGTGTCTAAGTAATCAAGAGCACCAGGACGAGCAATAGCGACAACAGCAGACAGTTCTTCAAGGTTCCTGGGAGCAATTTTCCTAGCTGCCTTAAAGTTTGTGTCCGCTTCAATCTGGAAGAGGCCTTTTGGTGCCTCAATGAATTTGAAATTTTCATATATATCTGTTGATTCGACATCTATAGTTTCTACCTTTTTACCTAATTGCTGAAGTGTATCATAAACAACAGATAAAGTTCTTAGACCTAAAATATCGAACTTAACCATCAAAGATGCCACATCATTCATATCATACCCCGAAACATAATTGCCATCGTTTGTTTTTTGCATTGGCATTACCTCGTCGATATTATAGAAACTAATCGCAATCCCCGATGGGTGAACGCCAGTGTTCTTATTTAATCCTTCTAGTTTTCTGGCTATTTTAAATACTTTTGGGTTGTCATCACAAAACTTTTTAAGTTTTTCGCTTTCATCGTAAGCTTTATTTAACTTAAATACCTTACCGAACTGCTTTGGAATAGAGGCGCTAATATCATTAACATCTTCCTCTGAAAAACCCCCTACGATCTTACCGCACTCCTTTACACACAATTTGCTACTCAATGTGTTGAGAGTTAAAATTTTACATGTTTTACCTTTATGCTTATCTTCGATATATTTGATTACCTCGGCTCTTCTATCGTAACTGATGTCATTGTCCACGTCAGCCAACAAAGAGCCGTCTAGGTACGTTATATCGTCAACAATGGTCTTTTTAGCTCTGCTCTTAGATACAAATCGCTCAAAAAAGAGATTATACTGAATTGGATCAATATTTGTTACTTTTAATAAATATAATACCAAAGAACCTGCGGCAGAGCCTCTACCTGGGCCAGTTGGTATGTCGTTTTCGTGACAAAAATTAAGAATATCCCAATTTAGAAGTATGTAATCAATAAAACCAAGCTCTTGCAAGACGGTTAATTCCATTTTCACACGATCGTAATACTCTTGTTTGTTCTTGAGCTTATATATTTCTCTTTGTTGCACACCTTTCAAACATAATTCACGCAACAAGTCATAATTAGACGAGGTATTTGATATGTTTAACTCGTCATAAAAGCGTTGTTCTACCTCAATTTCTGGTAGTCTAACGCCAACTGGCATAGGTGTTTTAAAGGATTTTAAATTTGCTAAAGACATCTTTGATTTTTTGTAGTATAGATTTTTTCTTTGTTACTATATCTGTATCCTTATGATACTTTTCTTTCTCTTTGTCAAGTTTAATTTCAAACTTTTTGATTAGGTTGTTCTTCTCTGTCTCAAAATTGTTTTTAATTTCCTCTATGTGTTTTTGATGATGTGAATTTTTCTCTACTATTTTTGTGGAGAAATCGTTATCTCTTTTGTATTTATCCAATACTTTTAGTTGATTAATTTCTGATTCAAATTTAGCTTTTAAGGATTTTATTTCTAAGTCTTTAAATTTAGAATCATCCTTTTGAGCGCTTAAAAGTTTTAAATTGATATCTTTTTCTTTAGCTAACTCTTTTTTAAAGTGCTCTTTTCTTTCTTCTATAAACTCAATGTCTCCCAATAGTTGATCTATCGTGTCAGAGAGCTTACCAATTCTTTCTTCATTCGTCTTGATACATTTCGATGAGTTTGATAAAGTGTCGGTATATTTTTTTTTTCGCTTTTCAAATTCTAGCTTTTGGTCTTCTAGAGCTTTGTCTTTCTCTTTTAAAGCTTCTTCTTTCTCTTCGGCTAGTTTTTGTTTTTCTTCAAATACTTTTTCTTCTATTTGTTTTTGCTCTTCCTCGAATTTTAATTTTGCAGATACTAACTTTTCTCTAAAGATGTTTGTGGCAGATTCTAAGGAATCTTGCATTTCCTTTAAAGTCTTAGATTGTTCTTTCGATTGATTCTTTTGGTCTCCAATTAAAGATTCTTTGTCTGATTCGTGAGACGAAAGAGCTTCTTTTAAATTAAATTCATGTCTTCTTTGTAGCTCTTTAATGTTTATGTTTACTTTTTTAACTTCGATACAATTAGCTTTTGCTAAAGAACCGTTTTGAAAAGTAGCTTCGAACTCTATAATAATATTGTTAGAGATTGTGCTTATTTTTATTTCACCATTAAGCGATTCAGAGGCCCAATCTACCTCTCCCTCTCTAGACATTAAGATTCCAGATTCATTAATTTTATAGGTAAGATTAGAATTATTTAGGTTTTCAGTTTGAAACAAATTGGTTTGTTCAATGTCTGCGAGCATTTCACGAGGTAGGACAAATGAACCCCACTGAACTAAATGCATAAAGCGATCTGGTCTTTCAATAATAATTGAGTTAAAATTTGATGTAAAATCTATATTCATATTTCTAATTCCCATATTTGTTTTTGAAAAATATCAAAGTTCTTTTCTATGTCGTATAAGGCATCATGGAGTTTATTTTCGTCAAAGTCAATATTATAATGTTGTAATAGATGTTTTTGATTTGTTTTTAAACCGCGTCTTCTAAAATTTAAGTATCGCATTTGCCAAGCAAGAAGATCATCTTCTGGTTTTCTATTATCTTCCGCAATAGCTTTAGCCAAAATATTTGTATCTAAAAGTTGACCAATAAAGTTTTCGTGATTTAATCTTTGACCTATTTTTCTAGCCCAAATACCCAAGATGTAAATATCATAACCAAGGATATTATGACCAAGGATAATATTATTGCCATACAAAACTTTTTCAAAATCTGCCCAAACAACCTTTGGATCTTCTGCAACAGATTCGTAATAAGCCCTATCGAATCCAGTGACTCGAGCAGCATCTGGTGAAACGTTTAGATCGTCCCATTTAATAAAGCGATTATGTTTCTTGATAACCTTTTTGCCTTCACACTCAATCCAAGCTATTTGCCAAGGTTTAGAGGTGATTAAATTTAACCCCTCTGTTTCGGTATCGAAAATTATATAGCGCTGTTTAAAGTTGTATCTGAGTAAGTCTTCCATGATTCAAAGCAAAATTCATCACTACCAAAGTGATCTAGTCCAGGGTTTGATAGATCGTAAGTTCTACCTATCCTGCGGTTACAAATTAATTTATAAGTCTGAAAAGCCAAAACATCTTCTTTGTTTTCGTAGTATATTGACTTACCATAAAAATGCTGATTTGGATTGTTTTTGCAATAGCTTAATATTTTATCTCCGATTAAACAATCGAACGGTAGATTGTTATCCTCAAGCATAAAAGGAACATCAAACGGCAAATCAATAACACAGTTAGAAAAGGTCGTTAAATTCTTGTGTAAAAAAGAATCGTAAAAAGGCACTATATACTGTAACTCTTTAGTAAAGTCCCAAGGTTTTGAAATTTTAATGTCAGACTGCTCTGTGAATAACCTATATAATTCTTTTGCCCCCGCATCTCCATTGGCGAATGCAATCATTTTACTTTCAGATTCTTGGTTTCCATCTTCGTTGTACATGGAAAATCTTAAACCAAACCGCAACCTATCTCCAAATTTCCTAAACGCTTCTGGAAAGCCTGTCATACTGTCTTCAATGAAATAAACTTCATCAAAGTCTTTTGTTAGTTCGTAGACATCATCTATGCGTAAAATGCTTTTACCGATAGATGCATGTGTTTTAAAGAATGGTATCATGTCACCAATATAGGTGATAATTTTAATTTGTCAAGTGTTTTGGACAACCTTTATAATATTTAATTGAATGGCTACCGCCTTCTGGAACAATACTTTTATCAAAATCATCTTGAAAGGATGACATTATGTGTTCTCCTAGGTGGTTTAACACTTCTACATAAAAAAAATCAAACTTAAACGGACAATGCCACATTTTTGTTCCGTCTTTCTTGAGTTGATTTTTTTCTTTGGCAAACCCACACTGCAATTTGCCGCTAAATGTTCCATCGTCTGGAAAACCTTTGTCATATGCAAAACTGCTTTTAGCATCAGACTCGCTAAAATTTTCTAAATAGTTTTGTATATTTTCTAACTGCATTTCAAAGCCTTCTAAATCATCCTCGTCTAGTGGCTTCATTTTCATTAAGCCTTTTTTCTTTAGATCAAACTTTAAAAACAAAAATTCTGCATTTCTGTTTACATATTCTGGGAATAAATGTTTTACAGCTAAACAGTACATGTAGTCTTGAAGGTTATCATCTTTTTCTTTACCCTCAAACATCTTCTTGCTTGTTTTGTAATCTCTTATGATAGCGATTTTTTTTTCTTTGTATAAAAACAGTTGGTCAATAAACCCACGAATGTGGTAACCATTTTTTTCTATATCAAAATCTAATTCTGCATGAGCTTCATCTGGGACACCCAAATCTTCTCCGTGAAAATTACAACTCAAACCATTGAGAATCATTTGTTTGATAAGGTTCATATTATCCTCGTCCGTGACTCCAAGTTCAGTAGCATCAGACATAATTAAATCTTCAACAGCCTTCGATGCAAACGGATCTTTAGCTTTAACTATTTTGTTAAATTGATTTTTGGTTTTTTGTTTAGATAAATGCTCAAAAACATTATGGCACACGGTACCTCTTCTGGCGCCGTCATTGCCTCGCTCTGGCAACTTTAATTTATATTTTGACCAATATAACCAACTGCAAGATTGAGCTGTTTTTATACGACTTGCTGATAATTTAACTTCCATCTAAAATTTTTAAAAGTTTTTTACAATTACCGTTCTTGAGCAGAACCTTGTTTGTCTTAATTTGATTAACTATCCAATCTTGGGTTTTTTTGTCTCCCAAATTCCACTTACATTTTCTCTTATACCAATCTGAGAAGATATTAATATTAGAAGAATTTGATTCCAACATGTCGCCGAAATCATTCATGAGGGGCGGATTAATGCATATTTGATTTAAATCGTATATTTGAGCTAATTTTGCTGCAGTTTTAATGGTAGCTTGGCCACCAGAGTTCATTTGTTTCTCTTGGTCGTTGTTCATTGATATAATGACACGATCTAGATTAAAACTATTTATAAAAGAGATGAGCTTAGAAGATGCGTCTAAACCGAAAGCCACTAATACATTATGAAAGCCAGCTTCATGTAAAGCTAAACAGTCGCCTATACTTTCTACTATAATAACTTCTTTGTCTGTTTCTATAAGGTGATTTGGAAATATCCAATCTGTTTTTCTTCCCATGTGTTTCCATTTGGGTATGCCATCTCCCTCTAACACTGTACGTCCAGAAAAGCCGTGTATTTGGCCGTTTAAATTGTAAATTGGGAAAACCATCCTGCGGTACATTTTACCACTACCTGCGTACCCACATTTAAACTTTTTCTGAGTATCGCTAGATATATTCTTTTTTTCATAGAAATTTCTAATTGGCAATAATTTATCCAAATAAGATTCGGGGTATATTTTTTCCATTTCTATTTTTTCTATTTTAGGTTCACTATTAACCTCTTGTGGCAAAGAATTTAAATATTCTGCAAGAACTTTTGGATTATCAGTTTTTAATGTTTCTCTAACCAAAGCTGAAAAAGGTTTAGCTTGATCGTCTAAACCAAAATCTTTCCAAACTCCAGAGTCTTTATATATTATAATAGCGGTTTTGTTTTTTCCACTTCTATATACAGCTCTAGTTCTCCAATGAGAACCACAATCTTGTAATTGGTATCCCAATTTTTCTAATGTATCCTTATAGGTCATCAAAAGAAGGCAAATCTGATTGTGTGTTAATTAAATCTCCGCCAGAGTTTCTAAAAGAGACGATATCTCTTAAGTCTCCGCATTCAGTGATGTTGAAGTTTTTAAAATGCAAGTTGATAAAATTCTTTCGTAAATTATCGTCTACTTGAACTGGTTCAACTGCACCTGCAATATCTTTACCTAAATGTCTAGACTTTACGTTTATTAATTTATGAGTACCAAAGGAAGATCCATCGTCAGCAATCTCATCTGTAGTTTTTTGACGCAAGATAAACATATGAGAACAGAATTGGGTGATTCTATCTGATAAAGAAACGATAGATTCATCGTCAACAATGTTTTGCGCATTTCTGTTTGTTGTGATGCCACTACGATTTGATTGAACAGACGTTATCATTGGTATAACTGGAGCGCCATCTTCTAGTATTTCTTTTTGAATACATTTTTTAAACTTATCTACCATTTCACCAACCAACTGCCACTCGTTTTTGTTTCCACTTATTCCATCTGAAGATGTTTTAATATAATCAAAAGAGAAAATCATCTTGTTGCCGCGACCGACTTGTGAAAAGTAAAATCTTTTAAGAGTGTTGATCATTGAATCTACATCCATTCCCCCGACATTATAATAATAAAATTTAAGTTTACTTATTTTAGACCAAACAGAACGCACTTTCTTTACAACGTCATCTCCAGCTTGTCTCCATTTGCCGCTTTCTAATAGATGGGAAGCTACTCCCGATATTGCCGCGCACTGTCTAATAATCAACTCTTCTTTGCTCATCTCTCCATTATCAAAATGTAATACAGGCACATCGTATTTTAACGCAACTTTTGTTGCATAGTCCATGCAAAATTGTGTTTTACCAACACCAGAGCGAGCCACTATAACAGTTATGTTGCCTGGCCTAAGAAGAGAGCCATATATGTCATTAATTTTTTCATGAGGGCCAAACATGCCAAATTCTTCAACTGGGTTGTTACCTCTGTCTTCGATGAAACTCTCCATCTCGTCATAAATATTTTGTGGGACATCATCCCCCACTTCAAAAAGATTAATCTGATCATTATAAGTTTTGTCTGCTAATTCAATTATTTCTAAATATGGCACGTCCGTATTCAATGATTTCATTTGCTCTGTGATTTTTTGACCAGTAGCAGATATTTCTCTTCTAACGCTTAGTTTTTTAAGCTCTTTTATAGAGCTTTCTATCTTGTCGTCGGAATGTATTTTCCTCATTGATAAAGACCTAACATAATCTAGGATGTTTATATCTTCCTCGAACTTAATCCCAAGATCTTGAATCCTTTGAACAATAATCACATCATCAATGTTTTCGTTCTTTTCCAAAGACTTGCTTAAGATTAGAAACAAAGTTTTATGTAACAATGAGTTTTTATCGTAGAAGTCTTTCTGATTTAAGACATTTAGATAATTAATAAATATCTTTGGTTTTTGCAAAAAGGCCGCTAAAACCTGCTTTTCAATTTCGTAACTATAAATCATGTATACCCCATAGTGTGGGATAATAGTTAAAAGTCAAGTATTTTCTTTTATTCTTCCTCTAATGGGAATGTAGACTGATCGTAATCCGATATGTAAGACTCTAAAGCTTTATGCAAACCGTACTCTGTAACTTGACTGTCGCATTTTGTATGGACTATCGGTTCTCCTTTTTCTGAAGAATAGGCTATTATAAAGCCTTTATAAGCTCCAGACCCTCCAGTCAATTCATATAATTGGTCTAATACTTTTTGTGGCACATCAAATCTTTTAAATTTTGGTTTGCTCATATCTGTATTTACACTTAACCTAAAATCTTTTCAAAATATTCTTCAGACAATTCGTCATCTGGATAAATTTGGATTAATTCAATATCATTTAACTCGCAAAAATCCATTTTTTTGTCGTCTCTTCTTATTTGGCGTACAAAATTAGCCCTAGTTTTGTGAAAATGCTTAACAAATTTAAGATGTTGGGCACCTTGAACTTCTATAGCGATCTTTTTAGTGTGATTATAGAAGTCTAAGCTAAGTTGTGTGCCCGCAACCTTAAACTCCTCGTATACAGCGTCATAGCGCCAATGCTTGTATAAATAAGACCTAACGTTTTTTTGGAATTTACTACGGCATTTGCCATTCCATTTAATTTTATACCTATGAGGGTTTCTAATAGGTTTTTCTTTGCCGTATAAAGTTATAAATTTCATAAAAAAAAGCCCCCACAGATGTGAGGGCTCTTTAGGTTAACATTAGAAATTGAGGGCTACCCCAAAGTCGGTAGTGGATTTCCACTCTCCGTCAGTGCCTTGAGCTGTGTTTAAATCATTGTTTAGATAATTTAAATTAGCATACACTGTAAGGTGATCTAAAGTTGTTTGAACACCAATTGTGGCTAAAGTATAAGTATAATCTACATCATATTCAAATGATTGACCATATTCTACTCCAACAGAAAATGCAAAATGCTCTGTGACGTCTAAGTCTGTTCCTACTGCAATGTCTGCTGTAGATGCACCATTTTCTTCCATTGTGTATGAAACAACGGAATCAATGCCAAATAAGCTTACATCGTAAGAACTTACTACCTCGTAAGCATTTACATCATCAATAGAAGTAATGTATAATTCTGTAGCTACATCACCAATGAATGTTGATAGATTAGTACCAATAGTACCATATAACTCTTCAACATCAGCGTTAACGTGCTCAACAGAACCAATTAGTGATAATCCACCAATTACTCCTAATTCAGAAGATGCTTTCACATAGTCTGCATCTTGCGCTCCGTAAAGTCCTCCGTCAATACGTTTTTCGTAGTTACCTACTTGAACGTCAATATCCCATGACTTTACCGTTTCAGTGAGGTCTTGTGCTTCCGCTTTGTTTCCAAAAAGGAAGAAAGCCGCGAT